CGGCTCGCTGCTGATCTGCTTCGACCTGGACCAGGTCGACATGCGCGCCATCGCCGGGCACTGCCAGGACCCCGCGTACATGCAGAACTTCGCACCCGGGGCCGACGCACACAGCATGATCGCCGACGCGGTGTTCGGCCGTCACGACGGCGAGTGGCGCGACAACTCCAAGCGCATCGGCCACGGCTGGAACTACGGCATGAGCGTCAACGGCATCGCCAACTCCGGCGTGGAGCGGGAACTGGCCCAGCGGTTCGACGACCAGATGAACGCCCAGTACCCCGTGCTGAGCGCCTGGCGGCAGGAAGTCCGGGACCGGGCGGCGGCTGGCCAGATGCTGGACAACGGCTTCGGCCGGCTCATGCGCTGCAACCCCGACCGTGCCTGGACGCAGGCCCCGGCCCTGATGGGTCAGGGCGGCGCCCGGGACATCATGTGCGAGGCGCTGCTGCGGCTCGTCGACCGGGCCCCGGAGGCCACGGAGTGGTTGCGCTGCGTCGTGCACGACGAGGTCGTCCTGTGCGTCCCCGAGAACCGCGTGGAGGAGGTCACGGCCACCGTGCTGGACGCGTTCACCTTCAGCTTCAAGGGCGTGCCGATCACGGCCGGCGCGAGCAAGGCGGCGCGCGACTGGGCGTCCTGCTACGCGAAGTGAGTCGGTGCCGGGACGACTCCAAGGGGTTGTCCCGGCACCTCGACCATGGTTTAATTAAATCGAATGGTTCGGCTGGCTGCCGGGCCACGACCAAGGAAGCGAGGCCCCGGTGGACTGGAAGCAGAAGGAAGCGGCCGAGCGGCGCAAGCGCATCGCGGCGGCTCGGCAGTGGGAGACCGCACAGGGCAAGCCGAACGCCGGCTTCTCCGAGTGGTACGAGGACACCGGGCGAGAGGACGACTACGCCGCCGCGTACGCCGCGTGGCTGATCTCGCCCGCCAAGATCGAGCGGTGGGCCGAGCGAAACGGCATCTTCGTCGGCCGGGGCTTCGCCCGCTGGTACATCGAGACCGAGCGCACCGACCCCTACGCCGAGGCGTACGAGGAGTACCGCGACATGCGGCACGCAGACGTCCAGGCGGGCCGGGAGCGGAGGGCCGACGCATGAGTGCTGACACCTACGACCTGGGCCACATCGCGAGCGGCATCGACCGCATCGAGCGGGCCCGGAAGACCATCGCGCGTCGTCGGCACACCGACAAGGTAGGTTCCGACTGGACCGCCGGCATCGAGGGCATGAAGCACCCCCGCGTTGTCGGCACGCGTGGCGAGGCCGTGCTGGACTACAGCGACGACGGCCAGCGCTTCCAGGTGAACGGCTACACCCACGGCGGCCACCACCTCTACCGTCGGGAGTTCGCGTCCCTGGACGCGGCCCTGCGCAACGGCACCCGCGTGGCGGACAAGGGCCCGACGCCCGCCGAGCGCGTGGAAGCGTGGAACCTCACCTACCCCGAGGGCCGGGCGGTCCGTTACTGGACCGGAGCGCGGGAGGGCGCGGGCGAGACGGGGCACACCCGCAGCGCGGCCTGGGTGGCGGAGGGGCACACCGCCGTCGTCCAGGTCACCGGTCACGGCGCCTGGATCGCCCTGACGCACGTCGACCCGATCCCGGAGACGGAGGCCGGCTGATGGCGCAGCAGCGCGAAGTCATCGGCGAGCGCACGCACGAGAGCAGGAGCTGGCTGCGGAAGATCGGGACGTCCACGTACCGCTTCCGCCTCTGGGACAACGGCACGTACAAGCGCATGGAAGTCCACCGCTCCATCGGCGGCCGTGGCCGCCACTGGGAGCCTGTGCACGAGTGGGTGCAGGAGAAGGAGGCTGACCGGTGAGGTACGGAGCGAAGATCCGGGAGAGTGTCCAGGCGCTGCCGCCGCTCCAGGCTGAGCGGCGTCTGCGCAACCGCCTGGACGCCGGGAGTCTTAGCCTGCTCGACGAGCTGCTGGCCGATGGTGACCCGGAGGTGCTGAGCACCCTGCGAAGTCGTCTCGGCGACTACGACCGCATGCTCCTCAACCGTCTGCTGGAGAGTCCGACCGCACACCCCCGACGGACCGAGGAGGGCTGACCGGTGAACGCACGGACGATAGCCGAGCTGGACCTGCGCCGGGCACAGCTCGCCGCCAGGGCCGAGACGCTGCGCGAGGAGTGACTGACCCTGCCCGCCGGGCCCCGGGCCAGCACCCTCGGCAAGCGCATCAAGGCCATCGAGGAGCAGGCCGGCGACTACGCGGAGATTCTCCGGCTGGTCGGAGTCCTGCGACCAAGGAAGCGAGGAACGAGGGATGAGCACAGAGCACCCGTACACCTGGGGCGACGTACGCAGACGCCCCGCCGATGAGCTGGCCGTCGGGGATACGTGGGTCAACCCCGGCACCGGGGCCGCCTACTTCGTCGGCGAGGACGGCCGCGTGACCGGCGCGGGCCTCGTCCACGCGATGCCGATGGAGGGCGTTGCGTGGACCGTCACCGCCCGGGAGGGCGAGCGCATCACCGCGCGCAGCCAGACCGGGGCGACGCTGGCCGGTGAGTTTCCGGCCGGGCACCGCGTGCTGATCGTCACCGAGGAAGCGAGGGCCGGGGCATGAGCGTCCATCTGGAGTGCGACCGCTGCGGGTTCCAGGAACAGACCGGGCCCGTGATGCTGCTCTCCGGAACCTGCGGTCCGGGGATCCCGGCGGCCCGCCCGGAGCTGCCGGACGGCTGGACCCGGCCCCGGCTCCCCAATGAGGACGGATCGGCGGATGAGCGGGAGCTGTGCCCCGGGTGCAAGGCGGACCTGTTCGCGTTCATGCGTGGCGTCGCCGTTCCGGGTGGGACCGCTCCGGCGGAGGTCTGCCGGGAGCTGACGATGCCGGGAGCGCCCGGTGACGTGGACGAGTGCGGATGTGAGGGCGGTGCAGCTTCAGTCGTCTGCCCTACCTGCGGCCCGGTTGCCCTCGAACCACACCCACGCCTGGCCGTCCAGCGGTGCAGCAACTGCAAGGAGCACCTGGCCCCGCTCAGCGGTTCGTCGGGTGCACCGACCGACGACTGACCGCGCGGCGAACCACCGGAACGATCATGCCCTGGTCTGGTCTTAACATCGCGGCGTCTGTCGACCACGGAGGGCGCCGCGATGACCACGACCGTCGGAACCGAACAGGTCTCACTAGAAGATCTCACCCCGTTCCCCGGCAACGCCCGGCGCGGCAACGTGGACAAGATCCTCGACAGCCTCCGGGCCAACGGGCAGTACAAGCCGCTCACGGTGCGCCGGCAGGGCGAGGAACTGATCATCCTCGCCGGGAACCACACGTACCTGGCGCTGCTGCGCCACGAGGAGTCCGGCCGGGACGCCTGCCAGGACTGGGAGCTGGCGAACGACCGGCCATGCCAGCTCTGCATCAACGTGGACGCCGACGACCCCACTGCGCTCGCCCACCTCATCGAGTGCGACGACGCCACCGCCACGCGCATCAACCTGGTGGACAACAAGACGGCCGACGACGGCACCTACGACGACGAGGCCCTGGCCGCGATCCTCTCCTCTCTGGAGGGCGCCACCGTCGGCACCGGCTTCACCGACGACGAAGCCGACTCGCTGCTGGCCCGGTTCGAGGAGGTGGAGGAGGTCGCGTACACAGCTCCTGTCGTCGCTGAGTACAACGACTCCCCGGAGGAGCGGCAGGCCCGCATCGAGTCGCACGGCGGAGCGGACAGCCGTACCTACGAGTCGCGCGGCGTGCGGGACATCTTCCTCGCCATGCCCAACGCCGAGGCCGACGAGCTGGGCCGGTGCATCATGGCGCTGCGCGAGCACTTCGGCGCCATGAGCCAGAGCGAGGTCATCCTACGAGCGGCCCGGGTCGCCGTGGCGGTGATGGACGGCGCGGACTCGGGCCTGACCCTCGCGGAGTGTCTCAGCCGGGGAGAGGAGATCTACGCCCCGCCGGAGACCGAGGACGCGGCGTGACTACCCCGCCCGAACTGATCGCCGGTGCCGACTTCCGGAAACCGGAGTACAGGCGGTCCGTGTTCCTGCGCTTCTACGAGTGGTCCGTGCGGCACCGCTCGTTCCCCGGCGGAGTGCACTACGTCCTTCCGCACCTGGCTGACGCGCTCGGCTGGGACACAGAGCGGAGGTTCTGGGCCGCGTTCCTCAACGCCAACACGCAGAACCCCGTCACCACGCTGCTGCTCATGCAGGCCGCCCCTCACCCGGCAGACGCCGCCGGGGCGCTGGAGTTCTGGCAGCGGCACTACCGGGCGCTGGAGTGGGACACCGACCGCCGGTACCACAAGGCTCGGTTCGGTGACGCGGTGGAGGGCTACCTGCGTCTCGTCGGCTCCGGCCCGGGCGCGCAGGCCCGCTACTTCCGTCGGCCGCACGAGTGGGCGTCCTGGTGGGAAGCGGCCTCCGCCGTGCCGACCATGGGTCGGCTGTCGACCTGGAGCTATCTGGAGTATCTGCGCATCCTGGAGTGCGGGGCGCCCGACGCCGACACGCTCATGCTCACCGACATCTCCGGCTCCCGCAGCCACCGCAACGGCCTCGCCCTGGTGGCCGGGCACGACGAGTGGATCTCGGACAAGCAACTCGGCAAGCAGCCCGTCGACTACACCCCAGAGGTGCTCAGCGAACTCGCCTCCGTCGGCTACGGCCTGCTACGGGAAGCCTCCCGCCGCGTCCCCGGAGACCGGACCGTCGGCTACCTGTCGCTGGAGTCGGCCCTGTGCACGTACAAGTCCTGGCACAAGCCGAACCGCCGGTACCCCGGCGTCTACAACGACATGCTGCACGACCGGCTCGTGCGCGCGGAGAACCGCTTCGGCCGACGCTTCGGCGTCATCTGGGACGCCCGGCGCGAGGCCCTGCCCGCTCGGATGCGGCTGGAGGACAACCCGGGGGACCCCGGCTGCGTGCCGGTCAAACAGAACTGGTACCTGACCACCGGCCAGGTCATCGGCATGGCCGAGGAGTGGCCGTGCTTCACCAACGACTTCGACCGCATGGTGCGCGAGGGCGTCTTCGGTGTGAGGGAGCGGGCGTGGCTGTGAACAGTGCCGTCATCTGCGAACGATGGGACGTCCCGCTGGGCGGAGGAGACGACGGCAGCCGCTGGTTCGCCGACTGGGTCCGGAGAGACCCCAAGCAGGCCAGCGCACACGTCACCGCAGGGTACGCCGCCTACCGCGCGCTCAGCCTCGTCTACGCCCCCGACGAGCTGCGCACGGCGGAGGAGTTCTTCGGCGGGCTCGGCTGCCAGTCGCTCATCATCAGCGACCTGTGGCAGCCCGAACAGCACACCGTGCACGAGCAGCACCCCGCCGCCGTCCAGCACCTGCGCACGCTGCTGCCGTGGGCGGACGTGTGGCGCTCCGACTCCTACGCCGTGGAGCCGGTCGGGGCGGACCTGGTGGGCCTGGACTTCGGGGACCTGACGGCCTGGCGGTTGCGCGAGGGCCAGGCCCACCGACGGCTTCTGGACGCGGTGTTCTCCCGGCGGCCCCGGGCGGTCGTGCTCACGGACATTGCCGGGCCCCGGCTGCACCTGCACCGGCAGCGGTACGGCGAGGTGCTCGGCGCGGCCAGCCTGCCCGGATACCGCACGTATCTGGAGGCGCTGGTGCGCTGGTTCCAGACCACCTACGACTACGCGCTGGTGCGGGGCTACTGGCAGAGCTGGTCCACCGTGCTCGCGCTCGTGCCTGCGGAGAACTTCATCGGGCTGGGGTCCCTGGAGCCCGTACCCGACCGGCCCCGAGGAATCGAGATCGTGTGATGGACCTGGACACCTGGCTCAGCCCCGTGGAGAACCGGGACGGCCGCCTCTACAAGCGCGAGGATCTCGCCGCGCTGCCGGTGGGCGTCAACGGCTCCAAGCTGCGCGCCTGCGAGCACCTGATAGGCCGGGCAGCCCGCGCCGGCGCCAAGCGCGTCATCTCCGCCGCCTCGGTGCTCTCCCCGCAGAGCGCCATGGCGGCCGTCCTCTCGCAGCGCCACGGGCTGGGCTGCACGGTCGTCGTCGGCGGTACCAAGCCCAGCACCGCCATCCGCCACCCCTCTATCCGCATGGCCGTGGACCACGGCGCGAGTCTGGAGTTTGCAGCCGTCGGCTACAACCCGGCGCTTCAGTCCTATGCGCGCAAGCTCGCCGCGCTCGACCCCGGCGCCTACTGGCTCCAGTACGGCATCACCACCCCGCCCGCCGCCGGCCGGGACGAGCTGCGTGCCTTCCACGAGGTCGCCGCCCGGCAGACGGCGAACCTGCCGTACGGGGTGGAGACGCTGGTGGTGCCGTTCGGCTCGGGCAACACCGGTGCCGGGGTGCTCATGGGTCTGGCGCAGCGGCGCCCCGAGGACCGCCCCGGCCGCATCGTCCTCGTAGGTATCGGACCCGACCGGCGCACCTGGCTGGCGGACCGCTTCGCTGCGATGGGCCTGCGGCTCCCGGCCTACGAACACCTCGACCTGCACGGCTCCGGGTACGCCGCCTACGGCGACAAGATGCCCGGCACTGCCGACGGCATCCGCCTGCACCCCACGTACGAGGGCAAGGTGGTGCGCTACCTGAACGAGAAGCGGCCGGAGTGGTGGATCCGGCGCGACGGCACCACCTGCCTGTGGATCGTGGGAGGGCCGATCTCATGATCAATGAGCTGCTGTACATCGTGGGCCCGCCGGGCGCCGGGAAGTCCACTCTCGCGCGGGAGCTGCGCGCCGGCTGGGACCTTGAGGTCGCACGGCACCACGCCGTGCCCCACACGCTGATCAAGCACCCCTCCACCGGCCGCACGGTCGGCCTGGAGCTGGGCGTGCCCCGCGAGGACTTCCCAGGTACCGACGCCCTGGCCATGGACATAGGTCCCCGGGCGCTTCAGTTCCTGTCGGCGTCCTACGCCCCGTTCGCCCTCGGCGAGGGAGCCCGCCTGGCCACGCGACCCTTCCTCGGCGGCCTCGCTCAGCAGGGCGTCGCCGTGACCGTGGTGGAGCTGATGGCGCAGCAGGCCCTGCTCGATGCGCGGTGGCGCGAGCGCGGGGCGAAGCAGAATCCCTCCTGGCGCAAGGGCGCGGCCACCCGGGCGCGGCGCATCTCCGAGTGGGCCGCCGGGGTGCCGGGCGTCCGGCTGCGGTGCATCGACGTGGGGGAGTACAGCCTGTCGGAGATGGCGGACGAGGTGCGCGACGCCTTTCCGCCGATAGCCCTGGAGGTGAACCGGTGATCTCTATCCGCCTGCGCTCGCGCATCAGTAAGCAGGAGCTGGACGAGAAGGTCGGCAAGGTCATCGGCGACGATGCGTACAACGTACTGCTGACAGGCCCGTCCCGGGTGTTCATGCCCGACGGCCGGCCGCTGTGCGTCTACCTGCCCGGGGCGATGCGGGAAGCCATCACGGAGGAGCAGTACGAGATCCTGCACAGCCTGCGCCGGGAGAAGACCAACAACCGGGGCCCGGCCTCCGGCTCCACGGCCACCCGGTCCGGAGAGCAGAAGCGGCAGTATTTCATGCACGTCAGCTCGTCCATCCTGGGCGCGTTCGACCCCGGGGGCACGTTCAAGTTCTGTCGGCTCACGGCCTGGACTGGTAAGAATCTCCCATCGTGGGAGGCGCTGCGCCCGGCGCTCCAAGCGGTTGCCGACAACATGCGGCAGCACGTTCCCGAGCGGTACGCGGCGCAGATGGAGGAGATCGAACAGACGCACCCGGACTGGGTGGTGCCGGGCACACCGTTCACGACGATCACCGTCAACAACACGTATCCAACCGGCGTGCACACGGACAAGGGCGACCTGGACAAGGGCTTCAGCACGATCTTCTGCCTACGCCGGGGTGAGTACACCGGGGGCCGGTTCGTCTTCCCGGAGTTCCGTGTGGCCGTCGACCTCCAGGACGGCGACCTGATCCTCATGGACGCGCACCAATGGCACGGCAATACGGCCCTGATCTGCGCCTGTGGAGAGAAGCGGACGGCGTACTGCGACACCTGCGGAGCGGAGCGCATCAGCGTTGTCAGCTACATGCGCACCGCGATGACCAAGTGCGCCAGCGAGACGGAGGAGATCAACCGGGCCCGGGAGTACCGCGAGAGGACCAAGGGTGTCGTCCGTTAACTGTTAGGAAGGCTAAGGACCATGGCGAAGGGTGATCCCCCGCACCACCAGCCCAGCCACCGGGCCTACGTGGCGAAGCGCCGGACGAGAGCCATCGAGCTGAAGAACCGGGGCCTGAGCTGGCAGCAGGTTGCGGATCAGATGGCTGCGGACTATCCGGAGTACCTCGACGGCGAAGGCACCCCGTCAGCGGCCACCGCGTGCATGGACGTCTCCCGCGCGTTGAAGCAGGCCAACCGCGAGCTGGCCCTGGGTCTGGAGGAGTACCGCGAGGCGGCGCGCATGCGGCTGGACGGGCTGCGTCGGCAGGTGTTCGCCGTGCTCGCCCGGCCGCACTACGTGCTGCACGCGGGGCAGATCGTCCAGGGGCCGGACGGTCAGCCGATGCGTGACGACGGCCCGGTCCTGGCGGCCGTGGACCGGCTCATGCGTATCGAGGAGCGCCAGGCAAAGATCGACGGTACGGACGCCTCGGAGAAGTTGACCATCGCACTGGACCGCCGGGTGGACGAGGAGACGGCCGTGGTCGTGGAGGCCATCCTGGCCGGCGCGAACGCGGTGGAGCTGGAGCCCGCGCAGCGGCAGCGGATGCTGGAGGCCGCCGGCGCGCACCTGCGTACCGTGGAGGGCGAAGTCATCTCGGAGACGGAGGACCCCGGGTGAACAGCGGAGTACAGACGGGCCCACATCCGTTCGCGCGGGCGGGCTGGCGGTGGTGGCTGTGCGTCCACTGCTACGCCCCGAAGGGTCTGCACCCCCGGCGCGGCTGGGTACGCGCCCGTCCCCTCGGGGACCGGCGGTACATCTCGGCCAACGCACCGCACTTCCGTGAAGGCTGGTAGGTGCCCGCGCGAATCGGTGCCATCATCTGGGCCCACTCACAACACAGGAGGCAGACGTGCCCCTTCCCACCGACGGCTTCACCACCACCAGCGTCACCTACTCCATGGCTACCAGCGACAACCTGCCGGTGAGCATCACCGTCCGCACGGACAACGCCTCACGCCGGGAAGCGTTCGAGGTGTTCCAGCCGTACCTGGAGGCGGCCCTGAACCAGCTCCGCGCCGACTACGCCAACGGCACCGAGCAGGAGGTGCTCTACATCGAGCGCGCCTATGGCGCCGCGATGCAGGACAGCCTCTCCAGCGGCGAGTAGCCGGCCGCCTAGATGGGCATGATGTTCAAGACGGCGGGCTGACACGCCCCGCCTCTGCTTCAAGGAACCGCCCGGCGCCGCACCGGGCGGTTCCTGCGTGTTCGGCGATTTTCCGGTCCCTGGCTACCATCCGGCCACGGATCAGGGACTGAGGAAACGGGTGGCCATGCGCGTTCTGCTCACCGGTGCGGCCGGCTTCGTCGGCAGTCACATCCTGCGCCACGTACTGACGCACACGGACTGGGACGTGGTCTGCCCCGTGTCCTTCCACCACAAGGGTCTGCCGGCGCGCATCGCCTCCGCCGTGTGCGACACCGACTGGGCTCAGCGGGTGGACGTCGTGCACTGGGACATGCGGGCCCCAGCCGACCCACTGACGCTGCACATGCTCGACGGATGCGACGTGATCATGAACGTTGCGTCCGAGTCGCACGTGGATCGCAGCATCGCCCACCCCGTCGACTTCGTGCAGAACAACGTGGCGCTGATGCTGAACGTCCTGGAGGTCGCGCGAGCCATCGGGCCCCGGCTGTTCCTCCAGATGTCCACGGACGAGGTCTACGGCCCCGCCTACGGGGAGCACCGGCACGCGGAGTGGGAGCCGGCGGTGCCGTCGAACCCGTACTCGGCGAGCAAGGCCGCGCAGGAGGCCATCGCCGTCAGCTACTGGCGCACCTACGGCGTGCCGGTCGTCATCACGAACACGATGAACATCCTCGGGGAGATGCAGGACGGGGAGAAGTTCCTGCCCCGGATCATCAAGGCTCTGCGCGCGGGCCGCCCCATCATGGTGCACACCGCACCCGACGGCACCCCCGGCTCCCGCTTCTATCTCCACGCGCGCAACCTCGCCGACGCATGGCTGTTCCTGACGCGCCGGTACACCGAGGATGAGCCCGACGTGACCACCCTGAGCGGCGAGCGCATACGCATCGCCATGGGCCCGGCGCAGTACCGGGACGGTGCGTTCACCCGGCCGGAGCGCTACAACATCGTCGGCGAGCGCGAGGTGGACAACGTCGAGTTGGTGCACCTGGTTGGCCGCGCCATGGGCCTGGACCCTGACGCCGTGACCGACCTCATCGAGCCCATCTCGTTCCACGCCTCGCGGCCGGGCCACGATCTGCGCTACGCCCTGGACGGCTCCCGGATGGCCGCCCTCGGCTGGAAGCCCCCGGTGTCCCTGGAGAAGTCAATCGGGCGCACGGTGCGCTGGTCCCTCGCGAACCCGGCCTGGCTGGAGCTGTGACTCCCAGATGGTTTAACAAAACCATCAATAGGGGATTTAACTAAATGAGAGAGTCCTGGCAGACCCGGTGATCGACCCCGGGACGTCGCCAGTCGACCGGGCCCCGGGTCAGCGGAATTGACCCGGGGCCCACCCCAATCTACGGAGGGAGCAGCCCCGATGGATACCGAGACTCAGTCCGTCGTCCTGACCGAACGTCAACGCCGCGTTCTGTGGCTGCTGTCCGTGGGCCGCACTCGGGCAGAGATAGTCCTGCTCATCCCTGGCGAGACGGACGGCGGGGTCCGGGGAGCGTGCGCCCGTATCTACGCCCTGCTCAACTCCGCCACAGCCGCGCAGGCCGTCCGCAACGGGCTGCTGGGCGGGCACATCGGCCCGTACGAGGACTGCGGAACCCTGGCCGCGTACCGCAGGCACATCAAGCGCGAGGAGCCCACCTGCCCTGCGTGCAAGCGCGGCAACCGCGAACGGGCCGAGACGGAGGCCGCCCTGCGCAACCGCCGCGTGAGGCTGAACGAGGCGGAAGTCCGGCTGCTGCGCGCATTCGACGCCGGCCGCACCATGAGTCAGATCTGCACCGCCTGGGGCGTTCACCACCGCGTCGTGAAGAACCTCGCCACCTCCGCCTACGCAGCCCTCGGGGTCACGCACCTCCCGCAGGTGGTCCGCCGGGAGGCAGCGCTGCGAGAGGCCCGCATGCGCGGCCTGCTCGGAGTGTGCCGGCCCGACCAGCCGACGTCGACGGACCGTCAGGTCTCGCTGTCGAACACGCACGTCAAGATCTTGCTGAAGCTGGAAACCGGGGCCAGCTTCTCCGCCGCCGCTGAACAGCTCAAGATGCACCCGGGCACCTTCTCCTCACGGGTGTCAGAGGCGTACAAACGGCTCGGCGTGGACTGGATGGACAAGCCCCAGCGCAAGGACGCCGCACTGCGCAAGGCCCGCGCGCTCGGCCTGCTCCCCGAACCCGCAACGACCTGAGCTGTTTGGCCGTTTCGTGACCCGGCCGTACCGTGCCGGGCCGGAGGTGGTCACACAATGGCCAAGCACC